TTTCCCATATAATTATGCTTAATTATGCTATAATTATGCTTAATTAGATGCCATAACTAGCTGATTTTAAAGGAAACTCTCCAGGATGCCCTTGGATTGACTTTTAGGGAGAGGCTAAGGGGTTAGTATCAGTTTTTTGAACTGCTTTCAGACAACATTGGACAATTATTAAATTTATCTTTAAAATTAGTAACTTACAAAGAAAAGAAAAATTTTAAAGTTGAAATATAGAAAGTTAATATTGAAAATAAGTTAAAGTTATTTTGTAACTTATTGAAAAATAACAGTTTTTAAAAATAGTTTAGAAAAGTAGAAAATAAAACTTGACAACTTAGAAAAATGTGCTATACTAGTTATCAGTTAAGTAAGAAGAAAGAAAAAAAAGGAGATAACGAAAATGGAATTATCAAAAGCGATTAAGAAACTAGAGAAAGCGGGTTTTTCCCTGAATCATAATGGAAATTGTTATGTAGCAAGTAAAGCGGAAAACAGGGAACAAATCGAATTTTTTTCACAAAAAAGGGAAGACGAAAAAGGGAAAGAAATTTGGAAAATTTGTTGCATTAAGGTAGTTTCTAAGGGTGAAAAATCCATGCCAGAAGTTGATTATTTCCCTGGAACTTTTGTTGACAATATCACACAAGCGATTAAATGGACTAGATAGAATTAAAAATTAAAAGATGCTCAAAAGAAGCACAAGCCAAAAAAGGATAAAGAAAAATGAAGAATCTACATATTCAAACATCATTTATTCTAGTAGAACATTTAGGAAAGAACATTGTTATCTATCATCCTATTATGTCAACTGGTACAATGTTATATATTCCATATATGATAAAACAGAATATCATGGTGATTCTATGAAGCATACGCTAATTTTTTTCGATGGTCCTTTAGCTGGAAAGAAGATAAAGGATAAGGTAGATTTTGAAAAAGGAAAGATAAGGGAAAATTACATATATACGGATGAAACAGGGATAGAATATAATTATTATATGATTCAAGAAACAGAAGATAAATTTTGTTATTCTCTGTTAAAGAAAAAACAATCTAACAGAAAATGTCATTTATTTGTCATAAAACAATGATTTTATATCATAAAGGGCCTTTTTTTAGGTTGAAACTTTAAAAAGATATGTTAAATGTATTAAAACATATAATTAGAGTTAATTATAGATAAATACTAAACAGTATATCAATTAAATCAAGGGGTTAGGGATTTTGGGAAGATGTATCCCTATATACCCTAAATGTTAGGATATCCTCCTTTTTAAAATGGTAGTTCGCATACGAAATAAATCATCAATTAAATTAATAGGATACAAGGCAAGAAAAAAAAAAAAAAAATGAAAGGTATGGACCACTAGTGAAGGGGTGTAAACTTCCAATCGAGAAAACTTTTTTCTTGGGGTGTCGGTGCTTAAACCACCATTTTTTTTTTTTTTTTTTACATTATGGTATAAAGTTTTAGTTATGGTATTATTTCTTAACTGAATCAATAGGTTATAAGGTTTAATGATAGGATAGATAGAAGTTGTTATATTTTTTTTTTTTTAGAAAGCTAATAGAATCAGTATGTTATCCATACAGGCAAAAAAGAAGTAGCTGTTTTTTTTTTTTTTTTTAGGCCGCGCTAAATGGCCTAGGCCGGATTTTAGGCCGCTTGTCAAGGTCCGAACTAAGGCCGCTTTAGGACAAGCTACAGGCACGGATAAACCGTATATACTTATCAGAATAAAAAAATAAACGGTCCTTTTCATACCCTATATCAAAAAGGCCGCAAAAGGCCGCTTGATTGATTTTGGGCAAGGTTTTTTTAACTTTTGTATCCTACTACCTAGTAAGGAAAGAAAAGGTTTATAGACTGTTCTAGTTATAGGTAAGATAGGAAAGGACAAAGTTTTTTATTTTTTTTCTTGACATACAGGGGAAGATATGTTATAATAGTAGCTGGCGCATCCATATATGAAACAACTTTTTTAGTTTATTAAAATTCGTTTAAGTATAGAAAAAAATTGGAATAAGTATAAATGGTAAATGAACAATTAGCAAAAGTATCTCTACCTGATAATGTTCTTAACTTTAAAGCTAAGAATGTAAATTTAAATATTGGTGGAGATATAATTTCTTTAGTTGACTTGGAGAAAATCTTTTTCTTATCAAAGGTTAATTGTACTCCTGAATTTATTTCTACTATTTTAAATATGGAAGTCTTAAAGATTGACAGAATTATAAACAGTTTAGAATTTCAGAAGACATGCAATCAATATTTTCAAGAATTTAGTAACAATAATGCTGGGGAAAACATATCACAATTAACTTTAAGATATACAGATTTACTTAAAGAATGTTTTATTTCTATACGTTCTACAGTAGGTATTAGAATAAGGGAAGCTATTGAATCAGGCAAGGGGTTAGATGGTAAATGGTTAAATCTTCCTTTAATAGAAAAGTTAATGAGATTAGAATTTGCTTTACATGGTATGCCAATAGATTTAAGAGGAGTAATAGTAAAGCATAATAAGGGAAGCAAAGATAAAACAGATGAAGAACTATTAGATTCAGTAAAAGAAATTCAGAATACATTATCAGATATACAAGGGAATAAGAAGTTATTTAATCCTGCTTCCTTTATAGAAGTTGAAGAAGAAGAAAAAGAATTGAATGAAGAAATAGAAAAAGAAATTGAACAAGAAACTATAGAAGAAGATTTAAATGGAAAAGAATAATTGTTTCCCTTTAAATCTTTTTTAATTTTAAAAGAAAGAAAGAAACAAAAAGAAAAAGAATTGAGAAGAAATAAAAATAAGTTTATCAATAAAGAAACAAAGAGAAAAAGTTTTTCAATCAAAAAGAAAAAAGAAAACGAAAAAGAATTTTAAAATAAATTTAATTTAAATTTAAATTTAAAGTTAAAAAGAAAACGAAAAAGAATTTTAAATTAAAACGAAAAGAAAATAAAGTTGAAACGAAAAGAAATAAGAAACTAAAACGAATAAGTTTAACAAACGAAAAAATTATGAAAAAAAATACGAAAAAGTTTAAAGAAAAAAATATTTTTCCGTTTCTTTTGAAGCGTTTTTGATAGGCTACCATACACCTATATATAGGCTATATAGTTTTTAGTTTGGGAAATAAAAACAACCTATAACAATCAAAAAGGGGAACAAAATTAAATGGACAATGAAACTTTATTGAAATTAGCTGAACATTTTAAAAAGGATGGATACAAAGAATCATCTCAATTTATTAAATTAATTATTGGAAATGATGGGCAATCAGGTATTGTTAAATCTATTGAATCTTTTTGTAAGGAAAATGGTGTTACCTTTTCCCTTGCATCAATCGCGCACAAAATTAAAGTTACTGAATTTAAGAAGGAGAACGATATTATTACCTTTAATGTTGGATTAAATATTATTCCTGGATCTATTGAAGATAATATTTTATCTGGAATTGTTTTAGTAGTATTATCTGCAATCACATTTGGACTTGTAGAAGAAGATAAATAATAATTTAACTGAAAAAATTTCCCAAACTAAAAAATATATAAAAATGGACATAACAGAAAAAGATAAATTAGCACAAGCTAAAGAAGATGGATTAGAACTTATTCGTAGAAATATAACAGAAAAAAAAGATGTAAACCTATTCACAGAATTTGTTATGAAAGATGAAAAACACGGGAAAAAAGTTAAACAGAATATTGTCCATTTAGCTATTCAGGAACATATAGATTATTGTTTTAAGCATAATATATTATGTGGTATTCTCGCCCCTTGGGGACATGGAAAGACAGCACAAGTTATTTCTCGCGGTCTATTTGAATTAGGATTAAATCAAAATCTCCGAATTAAAATTCTTTGTAATAATGATTCTACTGCTAAAGCACGTTTAAAAGTAATGGGAATGTATATTGATAAGGATAAAGATTTACATAAAATATTTCCTAATCTTGTTCCAGCAGATAAACAAAATTGGAACGCACATGAATTAACTGTAGTACGTGATACGATTGCTAAAGATGCTACAATTCAATGTTATGGTATTCTATCAAGCGGTATAGGTGGAAGAACAGATATACTGATAGCTGACGACGTAATGGATATGAGGAATTGTATTTTACAACCTAAACTAAAAGAACAAATTATAGAAACTTTTTTTAATACATGGATTAGTAGGGCAGATGGAATAGATTTTAGAGTTATTTATATTGCTACTATATGGACAGATGATGATTTATCATCACAACTACTTAAAAATTCGGCATTTTCTTTTCTTAAAATGGGCATTAATGATACATTTTCAGCTATTAAATGCCAATATATAAATAGAGATATAATAGTTTAACTGAAAAAAAGGATTTTAAAATGTCTGAAGTTCAAATATATAAACAAATATTTTCAGGAGATAATTATATATTTGTAAATGATTTAGGATTAACTGTAATAAATAATTTCTTTGTTATTTCTCCAATTAATGTATATAAAAATGATTTATCTTACTATGAGTTTCTGATATATGATGTTATTATTGAAGGGGAAAATGAACAACTAATTGCTAAGATTAACACTACTAATAATGCAATATACGGAAAACAATTAGATATGATGCAACAAAAGGAATTAGGAAAACTGTTTCCCTTCCCTTATACTAGCGGAAATAATTTAAGGTTGAAAGTAGAAAAACATGGGGAAGTATCTGATATTCTTTTCCAGTATATCCTAATTTACAATAGAGAAGATTAAAAAGGTTAAACAAATGTTTAATGCAAATAAGAGATATATAGAAAATAAAGAAATTGATTTGTATAGATTAATTAAACTTTCATAAGTTAAAAATAACAAAATCTATAGAAGCTATGGAAGATTTAATGTTTAAATTTATTATAATTTATGAAAAAGAAGAATAAAAATGGAAATCGAAATAAATCATAATATATATAATGATAATTATATTTACTGGAAACAAAGTTCTGATACTTTAAGATTAGGTGAAAATTTATTAGGTAATATTCTAATAACAGGAATGTCTGTTATCTTTTTAAACGACATATTTATTGATGTTGATAATTATTTTAATTTGTATTTATATGATAATGATTATGATTTATTTGATGAAAGTATTTTGACATTATCTGGAATCGTAAAAGGACAAGAAATTATTTTACCTATTTCAGAGCCGTTAAATGAAAAAGGTTATCTTTTATCTCCTATGCCATTTGGTATTGAAATATATAATATAGTAGGAACACCTTTAAATATATATCCGTTTGAAATAAGATTATATCAATATGTTTCAGATTATAGGTTTGGTGATTAAAATGTCACTTAAAAAAATAAATGATTTAACATATGGTAATTTAGATATTATTCTTTCTCCTGGATTACATGAAATATATCAACCTATAGCTCCATATTCTTGTAGAATATTAAGAATTTTATTAGCTTCTAATGTATCTTTGCCAGAATCAGAAACAGATTATTTTAATATATTAATTAGAAATAATGGATTTAATGGAGAAAAAAATATAATTATTTCACATGGAAGTAATTATACTTATGCTACAAATAAGATAATCTTTGAACCATTTAAATTTGTAGAACTTCCTGTTTATTTTTCACTAGTTGGGAAAGGGGAAATTTTATCAAATAGTATACAAATTTCTTCTATAGGAAATATAAATTTAGGAAAGTTATTATTTATATTTGAATTAGAACAAATTTGAAAAAGGATAAATAAAAATGAGTATGTCAAGATTAATTGATTTTAACTTTTTTTTAATGTCTGGAAATTTTGAATTTCCTATATTTATAGGTTTAGAAGAATCAATTTTAGAATCTTCTTTTTTTGCTTTTAATAATGCTATACCAGATTCTAATTTAGATTATACAACTTTTGAATTAATTGATAAAGGATTAGATGGATTAGGTACAGATGTAATTGATTATATTACAAATAATCCAGATGATATTAACAATAAGTTTGTTTCCTTATCTGTTAATAAAATTGCTATACCTTTTATATTTAATAAACATATTCAAAAAAATCATGTTTATTCTTTAAAGAAAACAGATGCAAATGCTAATATAGATTGTGGTTTTTCTTCCTTTGTAGGTTCTGAAAGACGCTATTAGTTTTAAATGAAAATCAATACAATAGAAATACCATTATGGGATGATAAATGGGGAAAAGATGCACTAGAAAAGCATTTAGAAAGAGTAGGAATTACTGCATTTAATAGGGGATTAAGAAATATAGCATTATCGAATAAAGATAGAACATTTCCAAGTTTTGAAAAATGTTTGCATTATGATGCTAAATTAGCTGAATATATCACAAAAGATATGGTGATTTATAGTGGAGTAGATTTATCAACAAAGAAAAGGCCGGGAACATGCATATTCACATTAGGATTAGATAGAAAAAAGAAAATATATTATCCTATAGATATTAGATATGGAAAATGGACTGGTCCTAAATTACTAGAACAAATATATATAGTTCAAGATATGTTGCATCCTAAATCGTTTTTAGTAGAAAATAATGCTTTACAAGATATGGTAATTGACTTATTAAAAGAAGATATAAAGAAAAAGAATATTATTTCTACTCCATTTATTAAAGGATATTATACAGGAACAGGGAAATTAGATTTAGATACTGGATTATCTTCATTAGAATTAGATTTTTCAAATGATAAATGGTTTATATGTATGGGTGATAAAGAACATTCTATTAGTTGTAAATGCGGATTATGTAAATGGAAAGATGAAGTTATGGGACATCCTTTTTATGAAACTACAGATATACTAATGGCAAGTTGGATAGCTAGAGAAAATGCAAGAAAATCTATAGTAGGAAAGATTAGGATTTTATAAAATGATTAATACAATATTAATTATAATTTTTATGTTATATTCTATTTTTGCATCATATCTTTCTCTTAACTTTAATCGTAATGTTAATAAGTTTTCGCAAAATGAATCTTTTGCATTTAAATTTTTATGCTTATATGGAGAAATATTTATTGTATCTTTTCCTTTTTCTTGTATAACGTATTTAGTTTTAAAATTATTCTTTTAACTGAAAAGGTTAAAAACAATGGCATTAATTGATAAAATTATTAATACGCAAACAAATAAAGTTGAAAAAGTTGTTCCTTTAACAAAAGGAAGAAAAACTGTTATATTTGAAAAAGATTCAGAAGCATTTGCTAGTGGAGATATTAATAAGAATGTTCATAAAACAGAAGATCAAACATTAATTGATAGCATAGAAGCTAGTGCATGGGTGTACGCATGTATATATAAGTTAGCAACTTGTGTAGCTTCTGTTCCTTTCAGGATATACTATTTAATGAATGATACTTCATTAAAAGAGATAACATATCATAATGAGTTTAAAATTTTTAGATCACCTAATCCGTGGTTTACAAGATTTGATTTTTGGGAAGCTACTACAATTTATTTAGAAGCTACTGGAAAATGTTATTGGGAATTAGTTAAAGGACCAGATGGAAATATTGAAGAAGTTTATCCTTTAAAACCTTCAAGAATGGAACCTATTAAAGATAGGAAAAAATTTATTATAGGATGGCAATATACTTTAGATACTGGAAAAGTTATAACATATAATGCAAATGATATAGTTTTTTTACGTTATTTTCATCCTAATAATCCATATGAAGGTTTATCACCTACTAGAGTAGCGGCGACACCTACAACTATTGATATTTATTCACAACAATATTCTTTATCATTTTTCAAAAATTCTGGTAGGCCGGATGGATTATTAATATATGATGCAGAATTAAGTGATGATGATTATGAAAGGATTAGACGTAATTGGAATAAATCGCATGAAGGAATTTCTAAAGCACATAGAGTAGCAATTATTGAACAAGGTATGGATTATAAACCTTTATCGTTTACACAAAAAGATATGGAGTTAATAGGACAAAGGAAATATTCTAGGGATGAAATTTTAGCTTGTTATGGTGTTCCTCCCGCTTGTGTAGGTGTTTTTGAATCAGCTATTAAAGCTAATGCAGAAGTTCAAGAAAGAATGTTTTGGACTGAAACAATGATACCTAAACTTATTAAGATGGCAGAATCAGTTAAACTTGCGATTATGCCAATTATATTATCTAATCCAGAAATGCAAAAAAAGTTTGATATTAATAAAATTTATACTATGTTTGATGTTTCAAAAGTGCATGTTTTATCTGAAATTTGGAGACAAAGAGAAGAATATATTATTGAGCATGTTAAAAATGGAACTATGGCAAGGAATGAAGCTAGAAATATTCTTAATTATATTTATGGTGATATTACTAAGTTTCTTCCTTTTCCTGGCGGAAATAAAATTATTGTTCCTGCTAATGTTACTATGGAAGTTGGAGAAGTTGCAAATAAGGAATCGGAAGAAATTGGATTTATAAAAACTGATAGGAATATTGATTCTTTATTAGATGAATTAAGAAAACTTCCACCAAAAAGTAAACTTTTCAAACAAGAAGAAGAAGTTATAGAAGAAGCAATTAATTTTAATATTGATAATCCTATTGCTATTAGTGTTTTAAATACTAAACCTATGTTAGTTGTAACAAGTTTAGAGAATAATGAGATTATAAGAAATATTATAGCAGATGGTGTAAAAGCTGGATTAGGTATAAAAGAAATTCAATATGAAATATGGAAAAAATTTAATTCTAGTGATGAATTTTCTTTAAATAGAACTACTACTATTGCAAGAACTGAAACCACACAAATTGCAAATGCATCTACATTAGATGCATATAAACAATCGAATGTAGTATCTAAAAAAATATGGCTAACTAGTAGAGATATGAAAGTTAGGCCAGCTACAAAATGGGATAAAGGGAACCATAAAGATTTAGAAGGACAAGAAAGAAATTTAGATGAACCTTTTTCTAATGGTTTAATGTATCCTGGGCAACAATCGAATAAACCAGAAGAAAATATTAATTGTAGATGTACTATGTTAAGCAAAATTAAAGAGAATAAAAAAGGAAAAACTGAAAGATTTTTATCTAGTGATAATGAAATAGCTAAAGCTATTTTATGGAAAAAATTTGAAGCTAGAACTAGTGTTAATGATGAACTTATAAAGAATTTATTTTTACAAATGTTTGAATATTTAGGTAATTTATATGTTGAAAAATTATCTAAACATACTCCTACTTTACATAATATTGATTATTTCCTTATTTCACAAACTGAACAAGTTAATTTTATGGAAAAACAGTATAAACCTTTAAAAACTTCTATATATTCTGAATGGGGAAAATCTGAATTAGAAAGATTAGTATAAGGAGATAATAAAATGCCGCCGATTCAAAATGATAAAATACCTAAAGGTAATAGTTCTGTTCAATCTGTTTTATTTGATACTAAAAAATGGACTGTTTCAGAAGCTAAAAAATGGTTAAAAGATAATGATTTTTCTGGTTTAACTGTTGATAGTGAAAGTGAAGGAAAATATTATAGATTTAGACAACATAATCCAGAAAATTATAAAAGGTTTAGAACTATAGATGCTGGTGAATCATCTTTAGGTGTAAAGTTAATTATAGGATTTACTAAAATGGTTAAAGCGAATGAAGATATAATTGATTTAAATTCTATTTCTGAATATATGGATAAGATGGGATATTCAGAAGATGTTATTAATATTATTTCTTACATTATTGAGAATATAGAAATTTCTGATTTTTCAAAAATATTCCGTGTATTAGATAAAGTATTTTGGGAAATTGATAGCAAGATGTATGATTCTACAAAAGATATTAAATTTACAAAAGCAATTAAATTAGATAAATCATTATTTGAAAAGAAATCTGTTAAGCTATTAAAAGAAAGTTTAGATAAAGAAAAAAGATTAGTATATGGTGTAGTAATTGAACCTAAATCTATTGATACTGATAAAGAATGGACAGACGAAAAAGAAATAGAAATAGCTTGTCATAACTTTATGAAATACTTTCAAGATTTTGGAATTGAACATAAAATTTCTTTATCAAAGGGATTAGTATTAGTTGAAAATTATATAAATCCGTCTAATTGTATTATTAATGGTGTTATGCTTCAAAAAGGTTCTTGGGTTATGGTACATTATGTAGAAGATGAAGAAATTTGGAAAAGTATAAAAGAAGGTGAATTAACTGGATATTCTTTTGAAGGATTAGGTTTTTTAGAAAATAAAAAACCTAACTAAAATAAAACTTGAAAGGATGGAAATAAAATGGCTACTTCAACATTACATGATGATATTATGAAAATAACTAATCTATTAGTTAATTCTGTTCATCTTGTAAAATCTCCCGCTAATAGGAAATCGTTTTTTCTAATCAAAAAAGAAAAGGGGAATGATGAAATGAATGAACAAACTTTAAAGGAAAATTTAAAGAAACAAGGTTTAAATGAAGATGAAATTAATTATGTTATTTCAAATGATAATATCAAGAATATTCTTCTAAATGAAAAAAATGAAAAAACTGCTTTAGATGTTCTTAAAGATGGTATTAGAAATAGTGTAGTAGAAATTGAAAATACTTTACAATCTACAGAAAAAATTACTGATTTAACTAGCAAGATTGTAAATCCTTTAGAAAAATTAACTAGTTTCTTATCTCCAAAGGGAGAAGATAATAAAAAGGAAGATGATAAAAAAGCAGAAGATAAAAAAGATACTAACAACAATGATGATTTGTCTGATTCTGTATCAGAATTGACAAATGAACTTCAAGGTTTAGCTAATGATACTGCTGAATTAATTTCTGATATGGTTAATGAATAAGTAGAAACAAAAAAAACAAAAAAAGGAGATTTTTAAAATGGGACAGTTAAGCAAAGAAATGATGGATAGTTATGTTAAAACTTTAAAGGATGCTAGGCAAGTTATTGCTATGGCAAAAGGTAAACAGAATAGTATGCTAACTGCTGAAAAAGTTAAAGATATTGTTATGGAAGCTATGAAAAATTTTAATCCTAATCCTACTTTTGAAAGGAAAGGCGAATTTGATATTGATAATTTATCTATTGATGAAAAAGGTGATATTGGTTCTTATAGATTTGCTATGCTTCATAAATCTAATAATGCTACTATGATTGAATTACAGACTATGAATGATGATTTATTAATTATTGGTTCTGTTTTATCTGTTGTTAATAAAACTTCTATTAATGATGCTATGAAAAATACTAAATTATATAAGAAATTTATTAATCATAAAGCTGTTAGCGAATTAAGGAAAGCTATTGATGGAACTAGTGGAAAAGGTTTAGAATGGCTACCCACTATGTTTTCCGCTGAATTAATGGAAAAAGTTAAGATTGAATTAAAAGTTGCTTCTTTATTTGGTCGTATTACTATGCCTAGCAATCCATATACTTTACCAGTTGAAGGTGCTGATTCTATTGGATATTTAGTTTCTAATACTACTTCTGATGATATTCGTGATTCTAATGCTATGCCTATTGCTTCTACTCCTGGAACTTCTGCAACTACTTTTAATGCTTCTAAATTAGGTGCTAGGACTGTTTTTAATGAAGAAACTAATGAAGATTCTATTATTGGTATTATGGATTATACTAAAATGAAAGTCGTAGAAGCTATTGCTAGAGCGATTGAAAATGCTACTTGTAATGGAAGTAGGGCCGGAACCCATCCTGATAATGATATTCAAACTGATGCTAATACTTCTAAATTATCTGATAGAGCTTGGGACGGATTTAGGCAATGTGTACAAGATGCTTCTTCATGGAATGATGGAGCAACTTTTGATATTGCTTTATTTAGGAAAGTTAGGAAATCTATGGGCAAATATGGAATTTATCCTACTGATTTAACTTGTGTATGTTCTGTTAATGTTATGTATAAATTCCTTTCTTCTATTTCTGATATTCAAACTTTAGATAAGTATGGTCCTAATGCTGTTATTTTAACTGGTGAAATTGGTAAAATTGATGGTGTGCCTATTGTTGTTTCTGAATTTATGCGTGATAATTTATCTGCTACTGGATTTAATACTGTTGGCGGTCCTAACACTAAAGCGGCATATGTTATTCTTAATCGTAAAAGATTTTTATTTGGTGATAGGCGTGAAATTACTACTGATAGTGAAAGAAGTATTGAAACTGATAAAACTGTAGTTATTTCTAAAGTTAGGCAGGATTTTAGACGTTTACAGCCTAATGCTGAAACTGCTATTGGTGGAGCTTATAATATTACTCCTTAATAAAATTTAAAAATCTTGGAGTATAGGGAATTTTCCCTATACTCCAAGAAATAGAAAAAGGGGAAGAAAAATGAAATGGTTTATTTGGAAAGGAAAAGGAAAATATTCTAGTCAAAAGTATGATTTATTACCTGATAAAAAATATGAGATTGGAAAAGATATTAAAGAAGAAGATGCTGAAAGAATTAATAAAGATTTTGGAAATTTAGTTGATATTGTTTCTGATACTGATAAAAAGGAAGATAAGAAAGAAGATAAAGTTAAAGGAAAGATTATTTAGTTTTTTACCTATCATTTAACTTTAAAGCTAAAGATAAATGATAGGGATAAAATTAAATAAGTTATAGGTGTTAAAATGCAAAATGTTGATTTAGTTAGTTTCGTTTTAAATGGTTTATTTTCAATCTTATTAGTTATTTTTGGTTTATATATACGTTCTATATTATCAGAAAATAAAACATTAAAAAAAGATTTTGAAGATAGATTAAAAAATTGTCAATTATATTTTCAAAATAAAGAATTGTGTAGTTCATTCCATAAAAATAATGATGCTGTTATATCTTCTATACAATCTGATATTAAAGAAATAAAAGATGATATAAAAGATGGTTTTTCTAAAATATATAATAGAATGGATGAAAAATTAAGCAATAGTAAAGAAATAGGTGAAGGATTAAAACAACTTGCAAAAGCTATAACTGAATCAAGATAAAGGATGAAAAAATAAAATGGCTATTTTATCTTTAACAGAATATAAAACATATACAAATATAACAACTACTAATGCTGACGCTAGATTAAATGTTATTATTCCTAGTGCTGAAAAATTTATTTTAGATATGATAAAGAAAAATATTGAAGTAGCGAACTATAAAGAAAAATATGATGGTGATGGAGAATATGAATTATTATTAAATCAATATCCTATTACAAATGTAGTAGAATTAAAAATTGAAGATGAATTAATTAATGTAACAGATTATTATATTTATAATTCTAGTGGAATTATAAAAATGAAATATGGTTTATTTACTATTGGATTACAAAATATTTATATAGATTATAATGCTGGTTATAGTCCTGTTCCGTCTGATATTAAAATGGCAATAGCTGAATTAGTAACTAGAAAAGTTGAACAATTTGATAAAAAAGGAAATAGTTTTTCTAGTGAAAGTTTTATGGGTGGAAGTTTAGTATTTAAAGAATCAGATTTAACAGATTTTCAAAAATCTGTAATTAATTTTTATAGGAAAAAAGGCGTTAAAGCTACATGAGTTTTAATGTTAAAATAACTTATAAGAATGTTCCAACATTTACTATGGAAGAATTTAAAAATGTTATTAAAGAAACGTCTGAATCATGGGCATTAATGGTAGTAAATAAGATTAAACTAGATATAAGCGGAAATAAATTAAAAGTAAAATCAGGAAAATTAAGAAATTCTATAGATGAAGAAGTTAAACAATCTGCAAACAAAACAACAATCAAGATAGGTTCCTGGAATATAGTATATGCTGAAATACATGATAAAAAAACTATTACAATTATTAGACCTAAACAAAAAAAGTTTTTAACTATTCCTGTTAATGATTCAGTTAAAGGCCGTGCTTTACAATATTCTAATGCATATTTTATGAAATTTGGTGGAAATTTATTTTTGGTTCAAGCTAAAAAAGGATGGATTAATCCATTATTTTTATTGAGAAAAGAAGTTAAGATTAAAGGAACTGGATATATTACAGATAATGTTAATAATATGAAACCTAATTTAGAATTAATGTTAATGTTCGCAACTGAAAGAGATATAAAGGCAAAGATAAAATAATGTCAAAAAGAAAAAGCATAGTAGATAGAGTAAAATTACTTTTAGGTGATATAAAAATTTCTAATGGTTTTCCCATTGAAGTTAAAACTATTTCTGATAATATTTTAGATACTGATAATTTACACAAAGAAGATACTCCTGCTATTTCAGTTAGCATTTATACTGGTGGTAGTAATTCAATTATTACTACAGGGACTAATATAGATACTGTTTTAAATTTAACTTTAAACCATTTTATATATACTAATCCTGGTGATAATCCATTAACAGAATTAGATAAATTATTACAATCTGTAGAACATGCTATTTTAAATGGTAAATATTCTGCTCCCTGGAATAATAAATATAAGACTGCATCATTAAATGAGTTACCATATGTATATTATGTAGGTTTTGATGATATGTTTAATACAGATGATGGTTTATTATCATTAGATCAAAAAGCATATGCAAGATGGAACTTAACTATTAAATATATTCATTCAACTTTTGAGCCGTAATAAAATGTTTACGAATCAACAAATTACATTAGGATTTAAAAAATCTACTTGGTTTAATTCTATCCAAGTTGATAAGTATATGACTATATTAAATGAATCTATTTTGAAAGAACAAGAAAACCAATTAGATTTAGGATTAGGTGAAAGTTTTATTGAATGTAATAATTTAACTAATATATCATGTTTAGGAAATATTGAAACATATTTACATTATTTTGAAAATGCTGAAAATAATAGTTTATTTTGGTTTTTATGTTATGCTATGGGAAATAATACTTTAGTTGATTTAGATATTAATACTGCTAGAAGATTAATAGAATTAACAAATAATTTAAACGGAATGATATTTACTTTAACTGTTGATAAAATTGTTGCAATACATGAATTTCCAAGTATTAAATTAGATGGTTTTAGAATATATGGAGATATGAATAATATTATTCGTATTCAATTCTATATTGTTGCTAATAATAGAAAGATTGATTCTTTGATAAACACTAAAATTATTTTAGATGCTTTATCATATAATCAAATAATTCAAGCTGATAAATTTATTCCATATTCTTTAAATATGGCTGAAATATATTTAGGAGATTATGGAAGCAGTCTGACACAATATGGAGTATCAAATATAGATTTTAAGTATGTAAAAGGTTTAAGTTATGATTATGTTACAAGCGGAAATAACGAATCTATTGAACCTATCGAAGATAAAGAATCGGAAATTACTTTTGATATTATTATGCCTTATTATAGTTTGAAAGAATTTATTGAAGATTATGATTTAAATACTTTTAAATATGGAAAATTAATTTTATATGGAAAAACTATAAATGGAATGTATGCTAATAAATTTACTTTAAATATGTATAAAATGAAAATTATTAATGAATCAGATATTATAAACAGTATTGGATTACAACCTTTAAAGTTGAAATTCTTTCTTTTAAATGATGATTTGCAAGGGAAAAAACCTTTTGATATAGAAATTATTAGCAAAGATAAAAATATAATAAACTAAAAAGGAGAAAACGAAAATGGTTAGACAAGCTACAGGAACGGAAATTATTAGCGGAATGAAAAAAGGTATATTATGGGGAACTGCTGTTGCCCTAGGTACTGGCAATGGAGTTTATATCTTATCAGAATCTATCGAAGGTGCTCCAGAAGTATTATTCGATGAAAGTTTAGGAAATGCTTTTACTAAATGCGCAGATTTAGGAAATATCGCTGTTGAAGGTGATTTAGAAGCTATGGTAAAATATGAAGGTTTATTGTTGCCTTTTGCTTTGTGTATGGGAACTGCTGGATTGCCTGCTTTAGTAACAAATGGATACAAACACGTTTTAAAATGTGCTGATAATATTGATGGGTTATTTGCTACATATGCTAGTGATAAAGCATTAAAAGTACATGAAATTCCTAGTTTAAAAATTGCTTCATTTTCTATTGAAGCAGAAGCAGGAGATTATATTAAAGTTACTTTTAGTATTATTGGAAATATTATTAAGGATGATTCTATCATTAATACTTCTGTTACTATGGCTAGTGTAACTTATTTAATGAAATGCGGAAATATTGTTTTTAATAATGGTAAAATTCTTTTAAAGGATTTTGATGGTTCTGCTCCTTCTGATCCTACTGATAGAGTACAATTAAACTCATTCTCATTAGAATTTAATAGAAATATTGAAGGAGATTATGTTGCTAGTGGAAGTAGAGAAATTTTAGAACCACAACAAACCGGACAACCAGAAATTAATGTTACTTTAGGTTTTCCTAGATATACTGATTCAAGATTTATTCAGGATTTATTCTCTAAACAATATCACGAATTAATCGCAACTTGGGAAGGTGATTTAATTGGAGCAGGACCAGATAAATATACTTTTGGAATTGAACTTCCTAAATTAGTTATTATTGATTCTAATGTTCCTATTGATGATTTAGGAAAAATGCCTTTTGAAGTAAATTATAAAGCATTACAAGCTGATACTCCTCCTGCTGGATTTTCTGATAATGGTCCATTGAATTTAGTATTTATTAATTCTATTGCTACTGATCCTTTAGTATAGTAGAAATAGAATATTTATTAAAAACAGGGGAATAAAAAGGGGAAAAAAATGGGAATTAATTTAGGAAAGGTAGAAAAAGATTTTAAAGAGAATAGTGGTTTTTGGTTTCAATATCCAGAAGATAAAGAAGTATGGATTAAGATTAAACCATTATATCCAGAAAAAGCTAATGAGTTAGCTAGAAAATCTATTAGAATTAATCCTAAAGGTTTTAAAGAAGTTGACAATGAAAAGTTATCTGAACTTACTAGAAATTATGTTATTGAAGATTGGAAAGGTATATTAGTTGATAATAATGCTGAATGTAATAATGATGCAAAAGCTAAATTAGCTTTATATTGTGATAGTGTTTTAAAATTTATTATTGCTAAATCTAGCGAATTAGCTGATACTATTTCTAATCAGAATGAAGAAGCATTAAAAAACTTGAAAACTGTACTATAGATATTTTAAATAATCCTTCAATAAATTGTAATAAATGTTATGAACAATTTAATAAAGGTGAAATTACAGAAGATAATTTAAATAATTCTTGTGCTAATTGTCCTTTAGGTATTTACGATCAAGATACTATTTCAATTATCTTTCTATATAATAAAATATTTGATAATATTTTTCCAGTAGAATTATCATTGCAATTATCATTCCCTGATTTTTTTGAATTAGAAGAACATGATATTAATTATATAGTTAGACAATTTAAAACTATAAGATATGTTACATCTAAATTCTATGAAATGAAAAATAGAATAAAGAATAAGCATAATAAAAAACCAAAAAAAGGAAGAAGATAAATTGTCTATTATAGTAACATTAGAAGTAGATGATAAAGGTTCTGCTACTATTAAAAAATTTTCAGATAATACTAAAAATAGTTTAGATAGTGCATCTAAATCTAGTGGTGCTTTAACTAAAAATATGTCTGATGGATTTAATAGAGTAGGAGATAGTTTATATAAATCTACTACTGCTATTGCAAAATTCGCATTAGCATTTACTTCTGGTGCATTAATAGCTGGTGCAACTGGATTAGCATTATTAACAAAAACAGCCGCTGATTTTGAACAAAAAATGGATTTTTTAGGTGCTGTTGTAAATACTAATGATACTGAAATGAAGATGCTAAATGATACTATTCTAAAATTAGGTACTACTACTTCATTTACTTCTACACAAGTTGCAGATGCGGCGACAATGTTAGGACAAGCGGGATTTACTGCAAATGAAATAGTATCTGCTTTACCTGGAACATTAGCATTAGCAACCGCTGGAACTGTTGATTTAACTACCGCTAGTGATATTGCCGCATCTACATTAAGAAGTTTCGGATTTGAAACAGGAGAAATGTCAAAAGTTGCAGACGTATTAACACAAACTGCTTTATCTACTGCTACTACTGTTCAATCTATCGGTGAAGGTATGAAATATGTAGCTCCATTAGCTAGATTAGCTGGTATATCTTTTCAAGAAGTGTCAGCAGCAATAGGTTTACTAGGTAATGTAGGTATTCAAGGAAGTATGGCAGGAACAACTTTAAGGGCCGCTATTTCTGCTTTATTAAATCCTACACAAAAAGAATCAGATTTATTACAACAATTAGGAATATCTGTTACTGATTCTTCTGGTAAAATTTATAGTTTAA